ACCCCTGATGCCATAGCCCGGTCACTATGTGACCAGCATATTGTCAAGATGCCATTGGAAGAAGCACAAATGCTATGCACTAGCCTCTGGCATCATGCGCCAGAATACGCAGAGGAACATGACTTGTACAAGCCTGTGCATCAGAAGCATCCGTGTACCCTGTGGGCTATGAGGACAAGGGCTAACTTCAAGTATGCCTATGAACTTTATTGCTCTATGCTATGTGAGTATCATCACAGGTATGGCAAGTGGCATGGTGCAGGTAAGCACAGTCAGGCAATAGCTGGTGGCATTGACCTAATACCAGAGGGTGACATCAATGACTTTGCCACCAACGATCAAGGTTTTACACCACACCCACAATGCTTTAGTGGACACGATGACTGCAAGACAGATGAGTTTTGGCCTATAGTTGCATATCGTGCGTTCTATACACTTGACAAGAGTAAGTTTGCTAGGTATAACAAGGGCAGAGACAAGCCATTCTGGATGAAGAAACCTTTAGTAATAAATATTTGAAAGGAGACTAGATGGATATTATCATAGGACTTATAATTTTTTTCGTGCTAGTTGTTGTTACTTAATACAACACAATATCAATTAACGATTTGAAAGGAGATTGTACATGGCTAAGAAATTAGAGAACATGACGCAGGATGAACGCATAGAGTATTGGGCAAACGTGCGTGAGAAGGAACGCATTAAACGTAGGAACAGGATAGCCAAGCTGTCTATGGAGCAACGTGCGGCTGTTATATCTGTGCATAATTTGCTAGATAATATATTAGATACCGCATTACATCCTGACATGGGCGGCATCAGAGCCGTGTCTGCCTTTGACTTACAAGAACTGTCCGATGCAATGGACACATTACAATTTCAATTTAACCTGAAAGGAGAATAGATATGCCATTAGAATATATACCCGAAAACTTAGACTTTGACGTAGCCTTTGAGCCAACCAAAGTGGACGATAAAAAATACGTAATCAACACTAACACAGGTGACTATATTGGTATCGTAGGCAATGGCTTCACGTGTGCTAATCATGGTGATTTCTTCCGTAATGTCATGGACACGACTACTGAAACACTGTCTGAACATGACATGGAAGGTGCGATAGTTAATTGGCGTAGCGCACACAAAGATGGTTGGGCTATGATGGATATGACCCTGCCTAACGTGACTGCCAAGGTTGCCACTGACAAGCATGAGACTACGTTGATGAAGCGTATCATTGCGCTACATGGTGTCAACGGCACGTGTTCTAACACCACTATCTTTGGTGCTATCGACTTCTTCTGTCTCAATGGGCAGATCACAGGAGACCATAACAAAGTTATGCGTAAGAATACGAGCAACTTTAGCCTAGACAGATTCATCACTGAACTGCACAGGTCACAACAAGACTTCACTGCACAGGCAGAGCAGCTACAGCGTTGGGCAAATACAAGCCTTGTCTACGTAGATGTCAAAGCCTTGTTGGACAAGCTGATGAAATCAGAGGTCAAAGCAGACAAGATGTTCTCTTTGTATAACCAAGAGACACAGGTTCGTGGGCGTAATCTCTTTGCTCTGTATAGTGCATTTACTAACTATGCAAGCTATGCGGATGAACGTAATGGTTTCAACCTACGCAGAACAGGCAAGGATACTCAAGCAGTCTCAATGTTCCAACGTGAACTGGACGTAGCTAAGTGGGTTGATATGCCAGAGTTCAAGGCAGTAGCAGCATGAAAAATGTAAATACATCAAACACAAGAAAGGTGAGGTTTTCTACCTCATCTTATCCCACAGCAGTGCATATACCAGCACGTGTGGCAACATTATGGCAACCCAGTAAAAAGAAAACAAAATGTAACGCCGTTACAAAAAGGAGAAAGAAAAATGGCTAAGAAAAAAAGACACGTAGTTACTGTAGAACCACAGTGGTGTGACGGATGGTTGCGTTATGATACAGATGCTGTTGATGAGGCCGATGCGGTTAATCAAATTGCTAAGTTGATGAAAAAATATGCAACTCCCGAAATGTTAGAGGTTACAATATGTGATGTTTGGGAGGATGATGACCCAGCCTATGACATTATTCAGTATACAACTGAAGTTGGAAGCTACAGATGAAACTAACTAAGCTAGTAGATGATTATTATTCTTCCTATGATTACAGGAACTTACGTGATGAAACTAAAGCACATTATAAGTATCTGTTGGATGTCATGTTAAACACAAAGGTAGAGGGTAAATCCCTCTGCCAACAGAATTGTAAAAATTTACAAACAAGAACAGCGAAGGTGGCATACAATGAATGGTGTGAAAAGGGATTGTCAATGGCTAATCATTTGTTGTCTGCCACACGCATAGTATTCAATCATGGACTACGTATGGAGATATGTATGGTAAACCCCTTTGCAAACGTCCGTAAACGCCCCGTAGACAGGCGTAAGACAGTTTGGAGTAGGGATGAAGTACAAAAGTTTTTAACAGCCGCCTACAGCGATTTTAGCACCCGTAACATAGGTCTTATTGCACACATGGCATACGAATGGTGTCAGCGTTTAGGTGACATGAGATTGCTCACATGGGATGCAATAGATTTTGATGCACAAACTGTTTATATAAAACAATCTAAGCGTAAAGCAGAAGTGCATCTACCAATAGAAGATGATCTGTTTGATATGTTGAAGCAACAAAATGAAGACTTTGGGTTTCAGGAATACGTAGCACCTAGACCCAAGCCAATTAGAGGTGCTTTCATACCGTATAGCTTACAAAAGCTACCGTTACATGGTAGAAAGTTAATGTATGAAGCAGGTTTGTCATCTGAATTGCGTCTGTCTGATTTACGAAGGACAGGCACAACTGAAATGGTAGAAGCAGGTGTCGGTATGGCACAAATTATGTCGGTTACAGGACATGCTAATCCAAGTTCTGTTAAACCTTACTTAAAAAATACGTTGTCAAGTGCAAATAGTGCATTGACAGCACGAAAATCTCATGGTATAAGCATAGCAAGTGCCGCAAAGGAAAGTGATATAACATGAATAATATATATAACACTATAAGTGATATGGATATACCTAATGGAACTACAAAGAGAATGAATTGTCCTAACTGTGGTGGGTACAAGACATTTACAGTGACCAATAACATGGGTTCACTTTTGTGGAACTGTTACAAAGCATCTTGTACAGTATCAGGTGCTAGTCGTGTCCAGTTATCCGTAGACGATATACGTGCGGGGTTTGGTGGCTATGAAAGTTTTGCAGAAGAAAGTTTTGAAATGCCTAGTTATGTAATTCCGCATCGTAATAAAAGAACGGTATTAAAGTTTTGTTATGAGTATGGTTTAGAACCAGATGACATAGGTGTATCCTATGATGTCAAAGAGGATAGGGTTGTGTTCCCCATATCACACAACGGTAAACTTGTAGATGCTACTGGTCGGGCATTGAGCAAGCGTTTACCAAAATGGAAAAGATATGGAAAAAGCGGCTTGCCATTTAGTCATGGTTGTGGTAATGTCGCAGTAGTTGTTGAGGACTGTGTGAGTGCAGCCGTTGTTGGTTACGGTTCCTTTGTCGGGGTTGCGCTTCTTGGTACATCTCTACAAGATTCGCATAAAGGGTATCTTGCACAGTTCTCAACAGCAGTCATAGCACTAGACCCCGATGCACTAAAAAAGAGTTTTGCTATGGCAAAAGAATTAAGAGGTCACGTTGATGATGTAAAGATACTAAAATTAAAAGATGATTTGAAGTATCGTAACCCTGAAGATATGGAGAAGTTAAATGGAATTATCACTAATTAGAACACTGATGAACAAATCGTTTTATGACGATAATCGTGGGGCTAGATGTCCTGATAGATTATTTAGTGCGGATGTTCGTAAGATAAAGAAGACTATTGATACAGCTATGGATCGTTATGAACGCACTGTATCACCAGATGAAATAGAAGCATTGTTTATGTCTAACAACCCAACAATGACTACAGCACAGAAGCAGGTCTTTACAGCTATCTTTAACAAGATCAAGGTAGAAAAACCTATGGGTTCTGATATAGCACAAGAGGTGTTATCCAAGCTGTTCTCACAGGCGGTTGGAGAAGACATTGCAAACTTAGGTGTTGATTATGTGACAGGTGACAAGACAAGTCTTGAGCCGTTACGTATGATACTAGAGCAATATGCAGATGACTTTACGCCTAATCTAAATGTGGAGTGGGATGACATAGAGATTGATACACTCATATCAAAGGCTGATTTGGAAGCACGTTGGACATTTAACATTCCAGTGCTTGGACGTAAGGTAGAGGGTGTAAATGATGGACACTTGATTGAGGTAGGTGCTAGACCTAACACGGGTAAGACATCCTTTCATGCAAGTATCATTGCTTCACCGGGCGGCTTTGCACATCAAGGTGCTAACTGTATTATCTTATGTAATGAAGAAGGATACCATAGAGTTGGTGCTAGGTATCTCACGGCAGCTACAGGCATGACAATGCGAGAAGTAAAAGAAAACCCTGCAAAGGCTCGTGACTTGTTCGCTCCTGTAAAAGAACGTATTAAGATTAAGGACGCTACAGGGCGTGATATGGCGTGGGTAGAAAGTATATGTAAGACATATAAACCAGACATAGTGTTGTTAGATATGGGTGATAAGTTTGCAAAGACAGAAGGGTTTGCTCGTACTGATGAAGCACTCAAAGCTAATGCGATACATGCAAGGATGATTGCTAAACAGCACAACTGTGCAATGTTTTATATGTCGCAGTTATCTGCTGAAGCTGAAGGTAAGGTGCTGCTCAATCAATCTATGATGGAAGGGTCTAGGACAGGTAAAGCTGCAGAAGCAGACCTGATGATATTGATAGCCAAAGACCCTGTTGTTATGAGCCAAGATGGTAGTGAAGCAGAAGAAAGCCCACTACGACATTTGAATGTGGTAAAAAATAAGTTGACAGGGTGGCATGGAAAAGTGCATTGTAACTTGGAACATGAAACAGCGAGGTATGTGGTATGATTAGAATGTATACAAAAGAAACTCTAAATGAATTAGACGATGATATTAAATATTACAAAGAACAATCTAAAAACCTATGTGATAAATGTTGGGATAAAGATGTGTATAGCAATAGGTATGCTAGACAAATAAAAAGACTAAAAAAATTACGGAAGTTACTAGATCGTGATTTGAAGGTAGAGTTCTTTGGACAAAAGAATTTTGGTTTGGTTGAAGTAAACAATAAATTTGTAGTTTGTTTACTTAACAATGAATGGAGAACAGTTCGTAAAAATAAATGGTATAAGCACAAAGAAGACTTAAATCATTTTATTGATAACTATATCTTAGGAGATAAGAATGAAGCTAACGCTTGATGTAGAAAACACAGTCACAAAGCGTGACGGTAAGATGCACCTTGACCCCTTTGAGCCAGAAAACTCATTGACTATGGTGGGCGTACTGACTGACCAAGGTGTTGAGCAGCACTTCCCGTTTGACCATGACGAGCATCTAAGTAAGCGTGATTATAGTGACCGTGTGCAGTGGTATCTTGACCAAGCTACTATCATCATCTGCCACAACGCTGCCTATGATTTGCTATGGCTTTGGGAGTCTGGCTTTAAGTATGATGGGCCTGTGTTTGACACTATGCTTGCTGAGTATGTATTGCAGCGTGGTCTCAAAGAACCGCTATCTCTTCAGGCTTGCGCAGAGCGTTATGAGTTAGACACAAAGAAACAAGACACGTTAAAAGAATACTTTGCAAAAGGTTATAGTACACGAGATATTCCTATTGATGAATTAGCAGAATACTTATCTGCTGACCTACACGCTACGCAGCAGTTATCTGATAAGTTAATGTACAGACTAAATACAGAGGAAAGTTCTAGGTTAATGGATACAGTTACTCTAACAAATAAAGTTTGCGTAACATTAGCTAGAATATATCAGCGTGGATTTAAAGTTGATCTGTCGGTTCTTGCTGATGTGCAAAAAGAATTTGAGCAAGAAAAACTTGAGTTAGAAGAATCATTACAATCTCATGTAAGAAAAGTAATGGGAGATACACCAATAAATCTTAGTAGTCCTGAACAGTTATCTTGGGTTATATATGGTAGAAAGGTTATAGACAAAATAGATTGGTCTGCAAAGATTGACCCTTACATGGACAAAGAAGATTTTAATAGGATGTTGTCAGTAGGCACTGAGATTATGTATAGGACAAATGCAACGCAATGCCCTGACTGTTCTGGTTCTGGTTATATAAGAAAGACTAAAAAGAATGGTGAGCCTTTTGCAAAGCCAAGTAGATGTAAGAACTGTGATACAGCAGGGTTTCTATTTATACCCACTAATAATCGTGCAGGGTTTAGATTCAAACCACCGTCACCAAAATGGGCTAGTGCTAATGGATTTACAACAAGTAAAGCTAACTTAGAAATACTTGAGAACATTGCAAAGACAAAAGGCTTTTTAGATGCAGCAGACTTTTTAAACAAAGTCCGTAGGCGTAGTGCCATAGACACATATCTATCTTCATTTGTTGAGGGTATAAAGACACATACGAAACAAGATGGTTTACTTCATGTTCGTTTGCTGCAGCATCGTACAGCGACAGGCAGATTTAGT